GCAACAGTCCTAACATTCACCTCTCGTGTGTTTGTGTCTGTTCGCCATCCCGTCTCCGCTCGTCACTTATCCTTCACTTTCCAGAGGGTCCCCCCGCAGACCCCGGTGACCCTCAGGTCGGCCGACTGCGGCAGCTGGCGCCCGAACAGGGACCCTCGGATAAGTGACCCTTGTCTCTATTTCTACTATTTTGTGTTCGTCTTGTTTTGTCTCTATCTTATCTGGCTATTATCACAAGAGCGGAACGGACTCACCACAGGGAACTGCAGTCTCGCCTACAGAGAAGAGGTAGGTTACGGTGAGCCATTGGAAATGGGGGTCTCGGGATCAAAAGGGCAGAAACTCTTTGTTTCTGTTCTACAAAGACTCCTCTCAGAGAGGGGTCTTCATGTGAAAGAGAGCAGTGCAATAGAGTTTTATCAGTTCCTAATAAAGGTCTCTCCTTGGTTTCCCGAAGAAGGAGGATTAAATTTACAAGATTGGAAAAGGGTGGGAAGAGAGATGAAGAGGTACGCAGCAGAACATGGGACGGATAGTATACCAAAGCAGGCTTACCCCATTTGGCTTCAGTTGAGAGAGATACTGACAGAGCAATCAGACTTGGTTTTGTTATCTGCAGAAGCCAAGTCCGTGACTGAAGAGGAATTAGAGGAAGGTTTAACCGGACTACTATCGACAAGTTCACAGGAAAAAACTTATGGGACTAGGGGAACAGCATATGCAGAAATAGATACAGAGGTAGACAAGCTGTCTGAACATATTTATGATGAACCATATGAAGAAAAGGAGAAGGCAGATAAAAATGAGGAAAAGGACCATGTTAGAAAAATAAAGAAGGTAGTACAAAGAAAAGAAAATAGTGAGGGTAAGAGAAAAGAGAAGGATTCAAAGGCCTTTTTAGCCACAGATTGGAACGATGATGACCTGTCCCCTGAGGATTGGGACGATTTAGAGGAACAAGCGGCACATTATCATGATGATGATGAGCTAATCCTTCCAGTAAAAAGGAAGGTGGTTAAGAAGAAACCTCAGGCACTCAGAAGGAAACCCCTGCCTCCGGTGGGTTTTGCAGGAGCGATGGCAGAGGCCAGGGAAAAAGGAGATTTGACTTTTACGTTTCCTGTAGTTTTTATGGGAGAGAGTGATGAAGATGACACGCCTGTTTGGGAACCGCTGCCATTGAAAACCTTAAAGGAATTGCAATCGGCAGTTAGGACCATGGGACCATCTGCTCCCTACACCCTGCAGGTGGTAGACATGGTGGCTAGTCAATGGCTCACCCCGAGTGACTGGCACCAAACAGCCAGAGCTACCTTGTCTCCTGGAGACTATGTTTTATGGAGAACTGAATATGAAGAGAAAAGTAAAGAAATGGTACAAAAGGCTGCAGGCAAGCGAAAGGGCAAGGTCTCTCTTGATATGTTACTGGGGACTGGCCAATTCCTGTCCCCTTCTTCTCAGATAAAATTGTCTAAGGATGTCTTAAAAGATGTCACCACAAATGCTGTGTTAGCATGGAGGGCCATTCCGCCTCCTGGAGTTAAAAAGACTGTATTAGCAGGATTAAAACAGGGAAATGAAGAGTCTTATGAGACTTTCATTTCAAGGCTCGAGGAAGCTGTTTACCGAATGATGCCCAGAGGGGAAGGGTCGGATATATTGATCAAACAATTGGCGTGGGAGAATGCAAATTCATTGTGTCAGGATCTCATCCGCCCAATACGTAAAACAGGAACTATACAGGATTATATTCGTGCTTGTCTGGACGCTTCTCCCGCAGTTGTTCAGGGTATGGCATATGCAGCAGCCATGAGAGGACAAAAGTATTCTACCTTTGTAAAGCAAACATATGGTGGGGGAAAAGGAGGTCAAGGAGCAGAAGGGCCAGTTTGTTTTTCCTGTGGTAAGACAGGACACATCAGAAAAGACTGTAAGGATGAAAAGGGCTCAAAAAGGGCCCCTCCTGGGCTCTGCCCCAGATGTAAGAAAGGCTATCACTGGAAGAGTGAGTGTAAATCTAAATTTGACAAAGATGGGAATCCACTTCCTCCCTTGGAAACTAATGCTGAAAATTCAAAAAACTTGTAAAGGGGCAGTCCCCTAGCCCCGCTCAAAAGGGGGATGGAGTTAAGGGCTCAGGATTAAATCCTGAAGCCCCACCTTTCACAATACATGATTTGCCTCGAGGCACCCCTGGAAGTGCAGGTTTAGACCTGTCATCACAGAAGGATTTGATCCTCTCTCTAGAAGATGGAGTATCATTGGTACCCACCTTAGTGAAAGGCACCCTCCCTGAAGGGACTACTGGACTAATAATAGGTAGAAGTTCTAATTATAAAAAGGGACTTGAGGTTTTACCAGGAGTCATTGACTCCGATTTCCAAGGAGAAATCAAGGTTATGGTTAAGGCCGCAAAAAATGCGGTCATCATTCACAAAGGAGAAAGAATAGCACAACTGCTGTTGCTGCCATATTTAAAATTACCCAATCCTGTAATCAAGGAAGAACGAGGCTCAGAAGGCTTCGGATCAACAAGTCATGTGCATTGGGTGCAGGAAATAAGTGACTCCAGACCCATGCTTCACATTTACTTAAATGGAAGAAGATTCCTCGGTCTCTTGGATACCGGGGCAGATAAAACTTGCATAGCAGGCAGAGACTGGCCAGCTAATTGGCCCATTCACCAAACTGAGAGTTCTCTTCAAGGTTTAGGCATGGCCTGTGGGGTGGCGCGTAGTAGTCAGCCACTCCGTTGGCAACATGAGGATAAATCAGGAATTATACATCCTTTTGTGATCCCTACACTGCCTTTCACCTTATGGGGAAGAGATATTATGAAAGATATAAAGGTCAGATTGATGACAGACTCACCAGATGATTCACAGGATTTATGATAGGGGCCATTGAGAGCAATCTCTTTGCAGACCAAATATCTTGGAAGTCAGACCAGCCTGTATGGCTTAATCAATGGCCCCTTAAACAAGAAAAGTTACAGGCTTTACAACAGTTAGTGACAGAACAATTACAACTGGGCCACTTAGAAGAGAGCAATAGCCCTTGGAATACGCCTGTTTTTGTCATTAAAAAGAAGTCAGGAAAATGGAGACTGTTACAAGACCTACGTGCAGTTAATGCTACAATGCACGATATGGGAGCATTACAACCCGGCTTGCCGTCCCCTGTAGCAGTCCCTAAAGGATGGGAAATAATCATAATAGATCTACAAGATTGCTTTTTTAATATAAAACTGCATCCTGAAGATTGTAAAAGATTTGCTTTTAGTGTGCCCTCCCCTAATTTTAAGAGACCTTATCAAAGATTCCAATGGAAAGTTTTGCCCCAGGGTATGAAAAATAGCCCTACTTTATGTCAAAAATTTGTGGACAAAGCTATATTGACTGTAAGGGATAAATACCAAGACTCATATATTGTGCATTACATGGATGACATTCTTTTGGCACACCCATCAAGATCCATTGTCGATGAAATACTTACTTCCATGATACAGGCCCTTAACAAACATGGCCTTGTAGTATCCACAGAGAAGATTCAAAAATATGATAATCTCAAATATTTGGGAACTCATATACAGGGTGATTCAGTGTCTTATCAAAAATTACAGATTAGGACAGATAAATTAAGAACCTTAAATGATTTCCAAAAGCTATTAGGAAATATTAATTGGATACGTCCTTTCTTAAAATTAACTACGGGAGAGTTAAAACCTCTCTTTGAAATTCTTAATGGAGATTCTAATCCGATCTCAACAAGAAAACTTACTCCTGAGGCATGCAAAGCTCTTCAATTAATGAATGAGAGACTATCTACCGCTCGGGTAAAGAGGCTAGATTTATCACAGCCTTGGTCTCTATGTATATTAAAGACTGAATATACCCCCACAGCATGCCTCTGGCAGGATGGAGTTGTAGAATGGATACATTTGCCTCATATTTCACCAAAGGTGATTACTCCTTATGATATCTTTTGTACACAACTTATTATTAAGGGCCGACACCGCTCTAAAGAATTATTTAGTAAAGACCCTGATTATATTGTTGTGCCCTACACCAAAGTTCAATTTGATCTCCTATTACAAGAAAAGGAAGATTGGCCTATTTCTTTATTAGGGTTCTTGGGAGAGGTTCATTTCCATCTTCCAAAAGACCCTTTGCTTACATTTACCCTACAAACTGCCATTATTTTTCCTCACATGACCTCTACCACACCACTAGAGAAAGGAATTGTGATTTTTACAGACGGGTCAGCAAATGGCCGTTCGGTAACATATATACAAGGAAGGGAGCCTATAATTAAAGAAAATACACAAAACACAGCCCAACAGGCTGAAATTGTGGCAGTCATTACAGCCTTTGAGGAAGTGAGTCAACCCTTTAATTTGTATACTGATTCTAAATATGTGACAGGGTTGTTTCCCGAAATCGAAACTGCAACTTTGTCACCCAGAACAAAAATTTACACAGAACTGAAACATTTACAAAGGTTAATCCACAAGAGACAAGAAAAATTTTACATTGGTCATATCAGAGGACACACTGGACTTCCCGGTCCTTTGGCACAGGGAAATGCCTATGCAGATTCTTTAACAAGAATTCTGACCGCTTTAGAGTCAGCTCAAGAAAGCCACGCACTACATCATCAAAATGCCGCGGCGCTTAGGTTTCAGTTTCACATCACTCGTGAACAAGCGCGAGAAATAGTAAAATTATGTCCCAATTGCCCCGACTGGGGGCACGCGCCGCAATTAGGGGTAAACCCCAGGGGCCTTAAGCCCCGAGTTCTATGGCAAATGGATGTTACTCATGTTTCAGAATTTGGAAAATTAAAATATGTACATGTGACAGTGGATACTTATTCTCATTTTACTTTCGCTACCGCCCGAACGGGCGAAGCAACCAAGGATGTGTTACAACACTTGGCTCAAAGCTTTGCATACATGGGCATTCCTCAAAAAATAAAAACAGATAATGCCCCTGCATATGTGTCTCGTTCAATACAAGAATTTCTGGCCAGATGGAAAATATCTCACGTCACGGGGATCCCCTACAATCCCCAAGGACAGGCCATTGTTGAACGAACGCACCAAAATATAAAGGCACAGCTTAATAAACTTCAAAAGGCTGGAAAATACTATACACCCCATCATCTGTTGGCACACGCTCTTTTTGTGCTGAATCATGTAAATATGGACAATCAAGGCCATACAGCGGCCGAAAGACATTGGGGTCCAATCTCAGCCGATCCAAAACCTATGGTCATGTGGAAAGACCTTCTCACAGGGTCCTGGAAAGGACCCGATGTCCTAATAACAGCCGGACGAGGCTATGCTTGTGTTTTTCCACAGGATGCCGAAACACCAATCTGGGTCCCCGACCGATTCATCCGACCTTTTACTGAGCGGAAAGAAGCAACGCCCACACCTGGCACTGCGGAGAAAACGCCGCCGCGAGATGAGAAAGATCAACAGGAAAGTCCCAAGAATGAATCTAGTCCCCATCAAAGAGAAGACGGCTTGGCAACATCTGCAGGCGTTGATCTCCGAAGCGGAGGAGGTCCTTAAAACCTCACAAACTCCCCAAACCTCTTTGACCTTATTTCTTGCTTTGTTGTCTGTCCTCGGCCCCCCGCCTGTGACAGGGGAGAGTTATTGGGCCTACCTACCTAAACCACCTATTCTCCATCCCGTGGGATGGGGAAGTACAGACCCCATTAGAGTTCTGACAAATCAAACCATGTATTTGGGTGGTTCGCCTGACTTTCATGGGTTCAGAAATATGTCTGGTAATGTACATTTTGAGGGGAAGTCTGATACGCTCCCCATTTGCCTTTCCTTCTCCTTTTCTACCCCCACGGGCTGCTTTCAAGTAGACAAGCAAGTATTTCTTTCTGATACACCCACGGTTGATAATAATAAACCTGGGGGAAAGGGTGATAAAAGGCGTATGTGGGAACTTTGGTTGACTACCTTGGGGAACTCAGGGGCCAATACAAAACTGGTCCCTATAAAAAAGAAGTTGCCCCCCAAATATCCTCACTGCCAGATCGCCTTTAAGAAGGACGCCTTCTGGGAGGGAGACGAGTCTGCTCCTCCACGGTGGTTGCCTTGCGCCTTCCCTGACCAGGGGGTGAGTTTTTCTCCAAAAGGGGCCCTTGGGTTACTTTGGGATTTCTCCCTTCCCTCGCCTAGTGTAGATCAGTCAGATCAGATTAAAAGCAAAAAGAATCTATTTGGAAATTATACTCCCCCTGTCAATAAAGAGGTTCATCGATGGTATGAAGCAGGATGGGTAGAACCTACTTGGTTCTGGGAAAATTCTCCTAAGGATCCCAATGATAGAGATTTCACTGCACTAGTCCCCCATACAGAATTGTTTCGCTTAGTCGCAGCCTCAAGACATCTTATTCTCAAAAGGCCAGGATTTCAAGAACATGAGATGATTCCTACATCTGCCTGTGTTACTTACCCTTATGCCATATTATTAGGATTACCTCAGTTAATAGATATAGAGAAAAGAGGATCTACTTTTCATATTTCCTGTTCTTCTTGTAGATTGACTAATTGTTTAGACTCTTCTGCCTACGACTATGCAGCGATCATAGTCAAGAGGCCGCCATATGTGCTGCTACCTGTAGATATTGGTGATGAACCATGGTTTGATGATTCTGCCATTCAAACCTTTAGGTATGCCACAGATTTAATTCGAGCTAAGCGATTCGTCGCAGCCATTATCCTGGGCATATCTGCTTTGATTGCTATTATTACTTCCTTTGCTGTAGCTACTACTGCCTTAGTTAAGGAGATGCAAACTGCTACGTTTGTTAATAATCTTCATAGGAATGTTACATTAGCCTTATCTGAACAACGGATAATAGATTTAAAATTAGAAGCTAGACTTAATGCTTTAGAAGAAGTAGTTTTAGAGTTGGGACAAGATGTGGCCAATTTAAAGACCAGAATGTCCACTAGGTGTCATGCAAATTATGACTTTATCTGCGTTACACCTTTACCCTATAATGCTACTGAGAACTGGGAAAGAACCAGGGCTCATTTATTGGGCATTTGGAATGATAATGAGATTTCATATAACATACAGGAGTTAACCAACCTGATTAGTGATATGAGCAAACAACATATTGATGCAGTGGACCTTAGTGGCTTGGCTCAGTCTTTTGCCAATGGAGTGAAGGCTTTAAATCCATTAGATTGGACACAATATTTCATTTTTATAGGTGTTGGAGCCCTGCTTTTAGTCATTGTACTTATGATTTTCCCCATTGTTTTCCAGTGCCTTGCGAAGAGCCTTGACCAAGTGCAGTCAGATCTTAACGTGCTTCTTTTAAAAAAGAAAAAAGGGGGAAATGCCGCGCCTGCAGCAGAAATGGTTGAACTCCCGAGAGTGTCCTACACTTAGGGGAGAAGCAGCCAAGGGGTTGTTTCCCACCAAGGACGACCCGTCTGCGCACAAACGGATGAGCCCATCAGACAAAGACATACTCATTCTCTGCTGCAAACTTGGCATAGCTCTGCTTTGCCTGGGGCTATTGGGGGAAGTTGCGGTTCGTGCTCGCAGGGCTCTCACCCTTGACTCTTTTAATAGCTCTTCTGTGCAAGATTACAATCTAAACGATTCGGAGAACTCGACCTTCCTCCTGAGGCAAGGACCACAGCCAACTTCCTCTTACAAGCCGCATCAACCTTGTCCTTCAGAAATAGAAATAAGAATGCTTGCTAAAAATTATATTTTTACCAATAAGACCAATCCAATAGGTAGATTATTAGTTACTATGTTAAGAAATGAATCATTACCTTTTAGTACTATTTTTACTCAAATTCAAAGGTTAGAAATGGGAATAGAAAATAGAAAGAGACACTCAACCTCAGTTGAAGAACAGGTGCAGGGACTAAGGGCCTCAGGCCTAGAAGTAAAAAGGGGAAAGAGGAGTGCGCTTGTCAAAATAGGAGACAGGTGGTGGCAACCAGGGACTTATAGGGGACCTTACATCTACAGACCAACAGATGCCCCCTTACCGTATACAGGAAGATATGACCTAAATTTTGATAGGTGGGTCACAGTCAATGGCTATAAAGTGTTATACAGGTCCCTCTCCTTTCGTGAAAGGCTCGCCAGGGCTAGACCTCCTTGGTGTATGTTGACTCAGGAAGAGAAAAACGACATGAAACAACAGGTACATGATTATATTTATTTGGGAACAGGAATGAGCAGCATTTGGGGAAAGATTTTTCATACCAAGGAGAGGACAGTGGCTGCACTAATAGAGCACTATTCTGCAAAGACTTATGGCATGAGTTATTATGATTAGCCTTTATTAGCCCAATCTTGTGGTTCCCAAGGTTTAAGTAAGTTCATGGTCACAGACTGTTCTTAAAACAAGGATGTGAGACAAGTGGTTTCCTGACTTGGCTTGGTATCAAATGTTTTGATCTAAGCTCTAAATGCTCTAACCTCCTATGTTCTTTTGGATTCTATCCAAGTTTTATGTAAATGCTTATGTAAACCATGATATAAAAGAGTGCTAAATTTTTGAGTAAACTTGCAACAGTCCTAACATTCACCTCTCGTGTGTTTGTGTCTGTTCGCCATCCCGTCTCCGCTCGTCACTTATCCTTCACTTTCCAGAGGGTCCCCCCGCAGACCCCGGTGACCCTCAGGTCGGCCGACTGCGGCACGTCAGCTCGAGCAGAACCACCCGTGAGTTAGGTCGAGCAGAGCCAAAGCCCCCGGTGCTTCGTCGCGGGTTCGCTCGCTAGCTATCTGGATCACTCCC